GCCTTGTGTAAGGCCGCATCGTCCGTAAGGACTTTGCAAACCGCGGTCTATAAATCTAGATCGAGCATGGGACGCTACACACCACTCCAGGTAATGGAGTTCCCCGGTATGAACGGCTGCTCTATTGCTGCCTACTAGTATCGTGATATCGCCTTCGCTCCCCTTAAAGGAGCAGTACCAATACTAAGTGGTACTCTCTGCCAATAGGGGTATTTTATAACCTCGTTGGTAGAGGACGATAAGTAAAATGGCCATCACATTCCCACGGACGAATTCAATTGTCCGCCTCCGGAAGTCGACTAATGTCACCACTGTAACAAATGGTGCAGAGAACGACGTACGTGAGGATTTCGTCGCTAACCGTACTAGGACGCTTAAAGTCAATGACTGGAGGCCTCCTACTCGGTATGACCGGTATGTCCGTAATGGATATACAACGGGTTTCGATGCTAACGGCGTAGTTGATACGCCCTCAAATCGATGGACGAGAACTGGATTTACAACGTGTGGTGGGTTTTACTTTGGTGATGTTCCTTCGATGCCACAGTATCTCGTGGATCGAACCGTCGCGAAGTGCTTAAATAAACTCAAGAATGACCATGTCAGTCTTGGGCAGGCCTTTGCAGAACGACGGCAGACTGCTGACCTCTTACATAGTAACGTAGAGGGAATCATCAGGAGCATTGACCAGGCGGATGGCGGACCGTTGCGGGAATTGGCGAAGAAACTGCCATACCTCCGTACTGCGGCGAAGCTCAAGATGGCCCTTAAGGCCATGGCGAGCCAACGCTTGCAGGTTGCATACGGTTGGACCCCATTGTTAGCCGACTCGAAGGGCATCATCGAACATCTGATGGAGCGCGAGAAGGAGGCTAACAGGGCCATTATCACTGTTAAGAGCGGTGCCAAGGAGACCTACACGGGCTCCAGTACCGTTTCCTTTAGTGATGCTGGTGCAACAATGCTAGTCGATAAACACTATCGAGTGAGGCACAAGGCCTTTACTCGGTTGGACTACAGACTAGCTAACCCCGGACTTCACGAGTGGTCGCAGCTGGGTTTGACGAATCCAGCCCAGATCGCTTGGGAGGTTGTTCCGTTTTCGTTCGTGGCAGATTGGTTCCTCCCCATTGGTGATTATCTCAACCAACTGGATGCTGCATTGGGAATGCAGTTCTTAGGAGGTTCTACCACGAAGGTGTCGAGGTTGGAGTGTAAACCAACCAATGTTAGACCTCAGAGCATGTTAGGTATCACGTCCGCCAACTTTGTTGTTAGCGGAGACGGATACATGATGCGCTTCAGTCGGTCGACACATACTTCCTCACCTTCCCCGGTCCTACCAGGTTTTAAACCCGGTAAGTCCGCTTCCCACGCGTTCAACGGTGCTGCTCTCATTACGGCTGCCTTCACAAAGGCGAAGTACTGGCGGTAGTTACCGTTGGAATAACTCTAACCTCCAATTAAGGAGAATCAGACGTGCCTGATATCAGCACGATTGTTGTTCCCGACGCAACGTCGCCTACCCCTGTGAACAAGACTTTCACGAAAGTGAAGGTCAATGGCGATACTGCCATTTTCACTGAACAGAGCGCAACCAGCGCTCTGGGGTTCATGCCGCTCGGTGTTACCGTGCGGGCTCCTCTGGCGGGTCAGAAAGACAAGGTCTATAAGACCTCGATCGATCTGGCTTACCCGGTTACCACCAATGAAACGATTAACGGTGTTAGCCGGCCTAAGCTGGAGTACACTCTCCGTGCTCGTGTTGAATTCACGAACCCGGCTGAGAGCACGCTGCAGAACCGCAAGGACCTCCGGAAGTTGACCTCCGGTATCCTCAACGACAGCAATGTCGTCGCGGCCCTGGAACAGTTGCTGAACGTGACCTAAGACTGTGCCGAAGAAGAACCTCGGTGCAATCCTCAGTCTCGTCTCAGCGCTGTACCAGGCTTGGCTGGAGTACCGTCGTTCTCGCAATAATCGCGAGTCTGACAACCCTCCAGTCTAGCGCTGCGGCACCACTTACTTCCATAAGGTATAAAACTCATGAAAGTCAAGAAAAGTGCTGGTCCTTTGAAGGACCTGTACCGTCAATCTGCTTGCCAGGCCAACCAACTTGCCGCGGATATTTATACCGCGGCAGATACTCAAAGATCCCGGGAGATGCTGTCACTCTTATCGAGTGGCGGCTATCACGGGATTGTGTCTGCTTCGATAAATCCAATGGACTACTCGAATGCAGATACCTTTTCGCGGGACTACCTCTGTGTCGAACTGATGTCGAAGTTCCCAAGTTGGGACATCGGCGTCGATCGTACAGCTGTAGCCAAGCAAAAGTTCTTTGAGGTGGAGTCGGTGCTCGCTAAGTTAGACTTTTCCCAAAATCCGCGCTACCGTCTTGGTAAGAAAACCACGACGGCCCGGGCAATCATGATGACTGCTCGGAACAAAATAGCAAAGATCCTAGGTGAGTGTGACTTAGACGAGATTTACCGCTCCTTCGCGTTCGGTCCTGGAGCCTCGACTTCAATGCCGAGGCGGCGTGGCGATGCTGCGTACAAGTTTGGGGCCATAGAGCCCCATGTGACGTATAATGCCCTCCCGTTAGCCGATGCGCTGTTGAAGGCGCATCCTACTTGGCATTTCAAGGCCAAGGTGGTTGATGGGTCACGGCTAATCACCGTTCCAAAGAACGCTAAGACTGACCGGACGATCTGTATCGAACCCGATCTGAACATGTACTGTCAGAAAGGGCTAGGTAAGATCATCCGTAGACGTCTTCAACGATG